TGCGGCGTTGGCGGCACGGAGTCGCTCGGTTTCCACGGCTGCCGCGGCGGCCAAGGCAATCTCTGTCGGTTGGGCACCAGTGCCCGGCTGGATGGTAGGTTCCATCGTCATGCTCTCCTTTGGGCTAGATGCCCGCACCGCGGCCGCAGCCTGCGCTGCTGGCGCGGCAGCCTCGTTCGGCAGCGGTGCTGCCGCGCTCATCAAAACGGCGCCGACATCGGCCGGCACCATCGTGAGCGAGATTTCGAAGGGTTCCCAATCGACGGCCGTGAACTGTTTCCGGTCCTGGCCCTTGGGCGTCGTTTCCTGTTTCGTGTAGATCGACGCGCCCACGCTCACATTGCGGATGATCCCCGCCTTGATGTCCGCGCGAAGCGGCGCGAGGTCCTCGCGCTTGCTGAACTGCAGCGTTGCGAACGCGCCCAGCTTCTTGTCGATGCGCGCGCTGCCGAGCTTCACCACGCCCAGCTGGTTCATCACCGAGCCGTACGACTGGTGGTTGTCGCAGACCGGCGCGCCGCCGTTGAGTCGGTCGAGGCGCACGTCGCCCGGCTTCAAGCTGAGCGTCAGATCGTACGGATCGCCGGTCCAGAAGTCGGAGCGCGGGACGGTGGCGCCGGAATAGAAGACGCAGTCGACGGTGCACGCGTCGTCACTCCACGAGTCAGGCACGAACGACGCGGCGAACGTCTCGACGCCGATGCCGGCGCCGGGCACGCCGACGCCCGGCGGACTGGCGCCCGTGTTCACCATCGTGACGACGATGGATTCGGGCACAGCGCCGGCGCCCTCGTTGTTCATTTCAGGCATGTGCTCCACTGCTTAGTTGCTCCCGCCGCTTCCGCCGGACGTCTGCTTGGGAACGACCTGCTTCGCGACGGGCGCCGTCTTGGCGACGCCCCCGTTGGCGGGCACCTTCGCGTTGGTGTTGGCCGGATCATTGATCTGGCCGCGATCCGTGGTGCGCCGCGGGTCGCCGTCCAGGATCACCTTGGCGTCGTCGAATTTCTTGTTCCACTCGACGATCTCGCCGAACTGCCCTTCGGGATCTTCGCCATGGCTCGCCACCATCGACGGCCACGTAAGAGCGCCGGTGCGCAACGAGACCTTTTCTGCCATGGCGTCTTTGAGCGGATCCACCGACTCAAACTTGGGTGCGGTGAACCGAACGCCATAGTTGAGCTCCGGGATTTCGCCGGCGATGAACGCCATCTCGATGAACCGCTTCCAGATCGGAACAAGCAGTTGCGGGATTAGGCAGAGCCAACGGTATGCCTCGATCGTGTTGCGGAAGCCCAGCATGCCGCCCCGAAACGACGAGTAGTTGACCGCGCCCATGTCGCCGGTGAGGAGCTCGTAGGGAAGCGTCAGCCCTGCAGCGATCGAGCCGAGCTGCGTCGCGCGATAGTCCTTATAGCCGGCACTGTTGGACGGCGAGCCAAACCTGACGTCCTCGCCGGGCTTCAACCGCTTGATGACGCCGGGCTCCAGGAACTCGGTGACCTCATTGGTCACCGGGTCCGTGCTGTTCTCCGTCAGGTTCGAGAACACCCCGTCTGGCGTGACGACGAACGCGGCGAAGCACGCCTCGATCTTCTTGCGCACCAGCTCCGCGTCCTCGTACTCGTCGAGGTCGCGCATCTTGAGCATCACTGGCGCGAACCACGTCACACCGCGGACCTGGCCAGGCCGGTCCTTCTTGTAAACGTGCAGGACGCTCTCCGCCGGGACCGGCTTCGAGATGAAGCCAGCCTGCCAGTTCGTTAGCGTCAAGCAGCCCGGATGATTGCCGAACAGCCAGTACGCCGCGCGCCGCCCGATCTTGTCGAACTGCACGCCCTGGATGATCGTGCCGCCGTCCAGCGACATCGTCTTGTTGTGGTCGAGGTAGTCGGACTCAAGCAACTGCAGCTGGAATGGGACGTCCAAGCCGTCGCTGAGGCGCCGCTGCCGGAAGCGCACGATGCATTCGCCGCTCTCCGCCACCGCGCGCGCCGCCTGCCACTGGAGACCGTAGAAGTCGAACTGGCCGTCCGCGTCGCTGCTCTCCGCCCACTTTGCGAACTTCTCGTTGACGAGCGCGTCGAGTTTCTCGTTGCCGGTGTTGGCGCGCGGCATGATGCCGGTGCCGATCTGGTTGCCGACCAGCTCCGAGAGCGCCTTCGCCGCGTACGGGTTGTTGCGCACCAGGTCGCGCGCTCGATCGCGCAGCCACACCATCGAACCTTCCGTCTCGCGGTTGGCGTCGCTGTTCGACGTGATCCAGCCGCCGGTGCGGCGGCCCCGGACAGCGCCCTCGTAGTTGAACGCCTCCGCGACAGCCAGAGCTCGCCGGAATTGCAGGCGCTTGAAGCCAGCCGCCGGGGAGAATAGGGAGACCGCGCGGTCCACCCAGTTGGGCTTGACCTGGCGCAGCAGCGCTGCCGGCCGGATCGTGGCCAGCGCACTAGAAGCCACGTTTGTTCCCCCGGCCGTCCTTCGAATACTGGCCCAGCGAATAGCCGGGAGGCGCCGTCGCCGGAGACAGCTTGGCGAGGTCGGCGTACAGGTAGGAGCGCGCCTTGATCATCTCGTCGACGCTTCCGTACTCGGTCATCATTCCGTCGATCGACACGCGCCGAACGCCCTGGCCGATGGCCTGCGAGAGGCTGTCGATGTTGGCCTGAATTTGCGTTGCAGAGAGGGCCATGGCTACCTTCCGAACCAGTTCTTCCGGGCGCTGAGCCCGACGCCGTCGCGAGTGAATGGATTCGCCTTCACCGGGCTGCGGTCCTCAGCCCTGCGAAACGGATCGTTGGGCGCGGCCTGCGCGCTGGATGCCTCGTCGCGCGCCTCCGATGGCTCAGGACGCGTTGCCGGCCGCGCCGCGGCACGCCCCACCTGCTTGTCGAAGCGGTCGCAATGCACGCCCAGGCGCAGCCCGCTGGCGAACAGCGACTGCAGCGCGGCGTATGCGTAGACCCGGCAGTCCAGCGCCTCGTTGCGCGCGCCGGATTCCTTCCTCCACTCGTGCTTCGCGAAGCCGTTGTGATACCGCGTGTACTTCTTCTCTGCCGTCAGCTGCTCGAAGTACTGCAGATCGCGACCGGCCGGGAAGTGGCAGAACGATGGGCCAGCCTCCAGAACCTTCAACCGGCTATGGATCGCGTCCTTCGCGGCGTCGACGCTGATCATGAAGAACGGCGTCTGGTTCTTCCGGCTCGGCTTGCGCGGCCAGATGGTTTTGCCCTCGCCGGACCTGCCCTTGGTCGCGAACACCCGGCGCGCATAGCGGTCGCGGGTGAAGCGGAGGACGACTGCGTCCTTGTAGCCGGAGTCGATGCAGGCCACAGCGATGCGCAGCTGCACGCCCTTCTCGTGCTGGTACTGCCCCAGGAGCACTTCGTCGAGCGCGGCCCACACCTCGTTGCGCAGGATGTCGCCCGGGATGACGTGATACGCGAGCGACCAGGACTCCTCGTCCCGGCCCCACCCGACGATCTCCACCTCGAGGCGGTCTGCCTGGACGTCGACGCCAGCGGTGACCAGCGTGACGCCGTCCGGCACCTCCGCGGCGTACGGCTCGCAGCGGTTCCACAGCGCGTGCGCGTCGACGATGACCTCGTGCTTCTCTTCCCAGAGCGACGCGAGGACGGTGTTCATGAACACCTTGAGCGTCTCCGGCGACTGCTTGGCCGCCAGGAACTCGACAGCGATCATGCCCCAGGTGCGCTTCGTCGAGATGAGTTGGTTGACGCGGAAGCCAGGGATTGGCGACGTCGGGTTCTGCGCCCGGTACTCGCCGTTCTCGATCATCCATGCTTTCTTGTGCTCGGGGATCAGCCCCTTGCAATGCAAGCAACGGTACTCCGCGGCCAGCGCGTTGTCCTCGGGCCAGGCGAGGCCGTGATCTATGCCGTCGCCCAGCTCCAGCACCTGGTATTCGCCGCAGAGCGGACACGGCACGTAATACTGCCGCTGGTCGCTCTTGCACCAGGCCTGCTCGATCCGACTCGCGCCCTTCACTGTCGGCGTCGAGCAGAGCAGGACCTTCTTGTTGTACTCGAACTCCGCCGTGCGCTTGACGGCCAGCGAAACTGGATCGCCTTCCGTGCCGGCCGAAACCGGGTAGCGGTCGACCTCGTCAAGCAGCACGTAGCGGATCGGCCGCATCGCCAGGCCGCTCGGCGAGATCGCGCCGGCGAAGGTGACGTGGCCGGAGCCGTTGGTGAACGCCTTGTGCAGCGTCGTGTTGTCGGAGTCCCGACTCTTGACCGTCGCCAGCTTCCCGCGGAGCGCCGGCGTCGAGCGGAACATCGGCGAGACGCGATCCTTCGAAAGCGACTTCGCGTCTTCGATGCGCGGCTCGACCACCAGCGTCGGGCCCGGATCCACATCCGCAATGAAGCCGAGGAAGTTGAGGAGCACCTCGGTCTTGAGCATCTGCGCCGCGGACATCAGCACGACCTCTTTGCACGGGTCGCCCGGGCTCAGCACGTCCATCGGCTCGCGCTGGTACGGGCGCGTCGTCCACTGCCCGCGCTCTGCAGAGGCGGCGCCAGTGAGCACACGGTTGTCGTCTGCCCACTGGGACACCGTCATCTCGCGCGGTGGAAGGAGTAAGGCCGCGCTGAGATCCGCGAGTTTAGACAATTGGGTGGCCATTACAATCCGGCGCTGGCGACTGCCTTGCTCAATTTGCGGAGGGCCGCATCGACGTCGGCTTTCAAGATCCGATGCGCCGTCGCCGCGCTGTCGACCGCTGCCAGTGAGGCGGCAAGACGGTCCGGCAGCGCCAGAAGGTGGTCGCGGACCATCTGGCTGAAGGACGCGATGTGCTCGTCCACGACAGCCCTGCCGAGGAGCGAGTCCTTCAACTTGTCGCGCTCGATCTCCGCCGTGTCTGCCTGGGCTGTCTCCTTGCGTAGCCGCTGCATCGCGATGCGCAGCGCGACCTTCTCACCCATGCCGAGGGTCGGCTCGTTATGCGCCTGCACCGGAGCGGGAGCCGGTGTGTGCGCTGACGCGCGATCGAACGCCTGCGGAGCCCGGTGCATCGACTGGACCGGGTCCGTCCTCAGAGCCCAGGCGGCGTCCGCCTTCTCCGAGTCGATCTTGCCGTTGCGCTCTTTCTTGATGCGCTTCTCGTTGATTGCGCGGATGACTGCCGGGTGCGAGACACCGCGGTGCCGGGCATATTCAACGACGCCCATGAGTGGCATTGGAGTGATGAGGTGGAGACGCCGGCCGGAAT